TCCAGCAAGCGTACTGTGCGCCCGACAAAATGACGGTCTTCTCCCGCCTTTCCCGATTTGGGATGACGTACAAACCTTTGACGGAAAACCGTGGAGAGGAATTGTTGACGTTGTATCTGGCGGGTTTCCATGCCAAGACATTTCAGCAGCAGGAAAAGGCGATGGCCTTGATGGAGAGCGATCAGGAATGTGACGACACATGGCGAGGGTGGTTGGCGAAGTACGACCCCAATACGTCTTTGTGGAGAACTCCCCAATGCTCACTACTCGAGGAGGAACAAGAGTCGTTGGCGATCTTGCCGAAATGGGGTATGACTGTCGCTGGACGGTTATGGGAGCTGCAGACGTTGGAGCCAACCACAAACGGGACAGAATGTGGATTGTCGGAAAGTTGGCCAACTCCAAGAAGCTGCTCGGCGATGGCGGCAACAATAACTCCAGAATCAGCCTGGAACGAAAAAAGGAATCCAAATCTGGAGACGGTTGTAGGGAAAAGGATGTGGGCAAGTCCGAACGCTCGGGATTGGAAGGACAGCGGAGCAAGCCAAGGCAACAGGAAATCGCCAAACCTTGGGACGCAGGTTCATTGGCCCACACCTCGGACAAAGGGGATGTGTGGCGGCAGTGGGTCATGGGATTTGCTCAACAAGAACACAACAGTGGACGAAGCCAGACAAATGGGAGCCGGGAATGGTGGCAAGCTGAACCCAACGTGGGTCGAGTGGCTGATGGGGTGGCCGCTAGGGTGGACAGACTTAAAGCCATTGGTAACGGACAAGTCCCACTCTGTGCAGCAACAGCATGGAGATTGTTGACAACATGAGCCACCAACAAGCCATGCAAATCTTGGACAAAGTGCGTGAGGGTGTACCGTACCCAAAGCACATCATTGACCAGGCACTGAGACTGACAGGGGACTTAGATGAGTTACAGCAGGAAGACGATCTCTGACCAAGGCGATAGGTACATGATTGAACTTGGCGAGGCTCGTGAGTTGTATCGCACTTACGAGACGCTGAAGAAAAGTGTCCTTACCGCCGAGCGAATTGAATACCTTGAAAGACGATATGGCAAGGGCTGTGTTGACCGTATTCGTTCGTATATGCAACAAATGAAAGAAGGCAAGCTAGAGTGACGTTCCAAGTAATTTACAGCGTAGAGGGCGACCCTGTTGGCAAGCAGCGCCCAAAGTTTGCCCGTGGCAGAACCTACACCCCAAAAAAGACGGTTGACTACGAAAAGCAGATTGCCGACAAAGCACGTTCAGCAATGGGGTCATCAGAGCCACTAGAAACGCCTGTATCGGTCTATATTTACATCAACCATGCCGTACCAGCGTCATACAGTAAAAAACGCCGTGAAGCCTGTTTAAATCGTTTGGAGCGTCCTAAGAAGCCTGATCTAGATAACTGCGCCAAAGCGTATCTGGATGCCATGAACGGGATTGTTTACAAGGATGACGTTCAGGTGGTTAGCCTTCACGTTACCAAGCGATACGAAACTATCGCCAGCGTCCATGTTTGCGTCCGTGAGGAGTTGCCATGAAAGTGACCCTTCACAACGCACAGCAGGGTCACACTGTTCTGAAAGACATTTGGGCAAAGGCCAAGCCTTACCTGCTGGCAGGGAATAAGCTAGTTCTGACTGTTGAGAAAGAATCTAAGAGCCGCGACCAGGAAGAGATGTATCACGCAATCATTGGTCAAATTGCAAAGCAAGCAAGTCACCTCGGAGCCAAGTGGTCACAAGAGGATTGGAAGCGGTTTCTTGTTTGGCAGTTTGCAAAAGAAGTGGGGATCAGCACTGGCAAGCTGGTTCCTAGTCTGGATGGCACTGGGATTGTCCAGTTAGGTTTGCAGACAAGGAAGTTCAAAAAAGACGAGGCAAGCCAGTTTACTGAATGGCTATTAGCATGGGCAGCACAAAATGGCGTTGAAATTCCCGAAGCATAACTACATCCGCAGCAAAAAGCTGTTGGAGAACGCAAGAAAGATACCTTGCCAGCATTGCCTTGCTGATGACGGGACTGTTGTGGCGGCTCACACAAATTGGGGTGGTGGTAAGGGCAGAGGGATTAAGGCTGATGACAACCTGATCGCAAGTCTATGTTTTCACTGTCACAGCCAGCTTGACCAGGGCGCAACAATGACCAAAGCCGAGCGCATGGAAATGTGGGAAGACGCACACAGGCTGACGGTAACTATCCTAAGACTGCGTGGCCTATGGCCTGACGATGTGCCACTACCTAAGGGTTTTCACTGATACACAAACGTAAAAGTCTGCTAGACAATTAAGCCATCAACTAAGGAGTGTCCATGACAGATTTTGAATACACCACAACACTGAACGGCGCTGTCGTATCGGTATGGCTTACCGTGAAAGAAGACGATGATGGTTTTTACCCAAGTTTTCATGGCGTTTTCTACGAGTGCCAAGACGTAACGCCTATTCTGACCAAAGAGCAGATTGCAGAACTTGAGATGGAAGCCGAGAAAGGCTTTTGGGAGCGTGGATGGGAGATAGCAAATGGATATTGACAAAAAAGAACTGATCTTGCTGATGTTGTCTGTATTGGCTTCATTGTTTTTGTCTGCTGCTGTTCTGTATTGGTTGGTACAGATACTGGCTTTTATGTGGAGGCTGGCATGAGCAAAGAAGCAATGAAGCTGGCGCTGGAGGCGTTGGAGTTAAACAACGATGAGTGGAAATCGTTGGCTGATTTTGGTGATTCTGGTTACTGGAAAGCAGAAGACCGAGACCATTACCAACAAACAAACAAGGCCATCACCGCCATCCGCGAAGCACTGGCAAAGCAGCCACCCCAGCGCAAGCCGCTGACGGATGATGAGTATGAAGCCCTTGTCGAAGACCTTGAATACTGGAGCCGTTACGTTGAGGTTGACGCAGCACATCAATCACTGGAGGCGCACGTTCGGAAAGTTTTAGCCGCCCACGGCATCAAGGAGAACACATGAAAGAAGTAATCATCAACGGCGTGAAGTGGTCGCCCTTCTTGGTTGAATACTACACACAAGAGGGCACGTTTCAGTTTGAGTTTTATGCAGTGGATTGGGTGCACGCAATGGACAGACTCGAAGAACTAAGAGCAACAGCCAAAGTAATTGGTGAGAAGCCTCAAAGGATTGAAGCATGACCAAACAAACAGAAGCACTGAACGCTCCGCTGGCAAAGCAGGAGCCGGTGGCGTGGGCATGGAGAGCGTTTGACCCTGATGATGGGCAACACGGCAAGTGGGGTATTTGGAAGATTGCTGATTACAAACCACCTCGCCAATCGAGCAAGTGGTTTCAAGTTGTGCCGCTTCCATGCACCACCCCGCAGCCAGCACAGCGCAAGCCGCTGACGGATGAGGCAATTGTAAAAATCACTTCTGACCCGTGCCTGTACATCCGTGGTGGCGATTACAGAATTGACATTGCCCGAGCCATCGAAGCCGCCCACGGCATCAAGGAGAACACATGAACAAAGAAGCAATGAATCTAATTCACGAACAACTGCAAAAACTTTGGCTGTTGGGTGATAAAGCCGCTGAACTCGCAAATCCCGCGCTGGATGCAATGAAGGCACTGGCAGAGCAGCCAGCACAGCAGCAGGAGCCTGTTGGTCAACTGCAAGAGGAAGCCTATGGGCGCGGTCAGGTTATGTGGTTCAACAAGCCAGCCGATCAGTCCATGCTCTACACATCCCCAGCAAGCAAGCCGTGGGTTGGGCTGACGGATGAGGAGATTGAAGCAAGAGCAATCAACTTTTACAACCCTGAAATGTATAAACGCGCTGTTTTATGGGCGCAAGAAAAATTGAAAGAGAGAAACCAATGACTGATAAATACGCAACCGAAGAAGATGCCGCAGAACTGATGCGCGTGAGTAAGCTACCAAAGCCTCTACGCCTTGCCGCCATGTTGGAAAAAACAATGCAGTGGCCCTTGCACGGAAAGTCTGCGGACTGCTTGCGTCAAATGTATGAGTTGTTGCAATGTTGCGAAGCTGAGATGCGCTTTGCAGGATGGGACAAACGAGAAGCTGACAACTACGTGAGAAACGATGTGTACGAGCAGGTCAAGAGCCTGTTGGAGAAGAACACATGAAGACCGTAATTGAAATGGCGAGGGAGGCTGGCATACGAGACTGCACTTGTGGTGGATCATGGAGATGCCTTGAACGCTTTGCCGAGCTTGTTCGTGCTGAACAGCGCAACGCAACGCTGGACGAGATCGCCACCAAGATCGAACAAGACTTCAAGGGCGCATTTGGCGTTGACACTTGTGCAAGTTGGGCAGCATGGATAAGGAATCAGAAATGCGAGAAATAGACCCTGACACATGGCTAATGCTTGGCATCACTTGGGTGCATGGATTACTGGTTGGCTACGCACTGTGGAAAAAGGATAAGGCGTGAGGAAGAAAAGCAATTACAAGCCAAGAGGAGTGCGCCTGGACGCATTGAATTGGGTCTTAGCGGGTCTAAAACCGATTTCTCAGGTAGGTGATGCTCTAACCGTACTGAAGGCCAAGAATCATTCAGCACTGACAGAGGTGGTTCAAGGCAGGGGAAACCGCGACCAACTAGACGTTCTGATCGCTGCCATGAATATGACAGAGGCTTATGCCATTCACGGGAAGGGGAAAGACTGGTTGCCAGAGATCAAGCAAGGTCAAGACGCTATCTATGACATGGCTTGCCGTGGTCTGGAGACAGATAAGTTTTTATTCCGTGGGCCTGAAATGCAAGCCGTGAACCTCGCAATGGAGATTCACGATGCCCAACTGGAGCAAAGCACAGTCAAAGAACTAGAGGAAATGACTGCCTATATGAATAAGCAGGTCAGAAGCATGAAGGCAAGACCTATCAAAACCTCAAAATATCAAACCATTCCAGAGCAAATGCAGCCAGTATGAGGCCGAGAACTGTGGCAAACAAAACGTCTTTGATGGATTCGCTGAGAGATTTTTTCATGGGTGAGACTCCTTAGATGGGGCCGAAGCCCCGGTTGATTAAGCGTATGTGGCGATTGTGCGGTTTGCTTTATCTGTGGCTTCTGTCCAGTTTGCGACCCATTTGAAAGGCAATGTTTGAATTTCGTGCGCTTGGAGTTCGTTTTCGTAACCACGAGCAAAGGTAAATGTGCGCTCCTTGTTATCCCGAGTGATCTTGATCCACTGGCCTGATGCGCGGATTGTGCGGTCTGTGTAACGTGTCATTTTGTTACTCCGTTGCGTTGTTGATAGCTCTATTGTCTAGATATACACAAAGTTATCCATAGGGACTTACCCTAGTTCACAACTGGTAAAAAGTGTGGTAGGGTGCTAAAATCTGGAAAACTGGAGAATGTTATGGGTGGACTACTTGCGCCGAAGGTCGAGATTGAAATTGAGATAAAGAGCCAAGAGGAAGAAGGCGAAGCCTGTCCTCTGGCAACTCAAGACGTAGAAGAAAACCTGAAGAATCGTCAAAAGGCGATTGACAAGGCCAGCTACGGCCCAATGAACCCTAACGAGCCAAACACAGATTACTGGCGCAAGCTGGCTAACGGGTGGCGACTTGCTCCGGGTCAGGCCAAAAAGTCTCTCTGTGGGAACTGCGCTGCCTTTATCCAGACCGAATCCATGATGGACTGCATCGAAAAGGGCTTGGGTGAGCCTGATGCTTGGGAAGTCATTGATGCTGGCGACCTCGGTTATTGCGATATGTTCCACTTCAAATGTGCTGCCAAGCGTACTTGTGCCGCTTGGATTGTTGGTGGCCCCGTAACTGAGGAGAGCGAAGATGAATCTGAGTAAATCAGCCAAGAAAATTGGCAAAGTCATGGGTGAATATAAGGAAGGCTCTCTGAAGTCTTCCTCTGGTCAAAAGGTCAAAAGCCGGGATCAGGCCATTGCCATTGCCATGAGCGAGGCTAGGTCTATGCCCAAGCGCGGTAGCCGTACAGCAACCAACAGGGGCAAGAAATGAAAGGCTTGTATGCCAACATTCATGCCAAACGTGAACGCATTGAAAAGCAGAAGGCTGCTGGAAAAACTCCAGAAAAGATGCGTAAACCAGGCTCAAAAGGCGCCCCGACTGCTGCCGCCTTCAAAGCTGCTGCCAAGACTGCCAAAAAATGATTAAGCGCGGCACAGAGTCATTTTCGGGCTACAACAAGCCCAAACGCACTCCAAACCACCCGACAAAGAGCCATGCTGTGTTGGCAAAGTCTGGTGACGATGTGAAGCTGATCCGCTTTGGTCAACAAGGCGTGAAGGGTTCGCCTGATGGCTCTAAGCGCAACGAGGCATTTAAGGCTAGACACGCAGAAAACATCGCCAAGGGCAAGATGAGCGCAGCTTTCTGGGCAAATAAGGTTAAGTGGTGAGGTAAATCATGGCTGGATTGCTTGGTGATGTTTTTAGTGCTGGCAACGTAGCCAAGAGAAAACTGCGCGATTTGCTCGGTAATCCAGTATTGAGCGCACAGCAAATGGTCGGAAACCTGAACGACAGAGCGCGTAACCTCAACGAAATGACAGCCGCAGCCGCAAGGGAAGGCGTGAACTACGGGCCTGCAACGCAGCGTTTGGCTGGTCTGATGGCTGATGCGTACAACCCTATGGGTTTGACAGTGTTTCACGGTAGCCCTGCTAAGTTCAATCGCTTTGACCGCACAAAGATCGGTTCTGGTGAGGGTTCGCAGCAGTATGGATATGGACATTACGTAACCGAGTCACCTGCCATTGCAACTTCCTACAAGGAAATGGCTGAAAACCCATCAAAAAGGATGAGGGTTACATCAAAAGAAACCTCAGATCAAGTCACAAAAGATGCGCTCATTATGATGAACGCAAAGCAATTCACTGGTGGTGATACGGCAAAACTTGCCGAGTTGATCCAAAGAAGGCCAGAGGCTTTTTCTGATCCAGAAGGCTTGATTAAGAGAATTTCTGAGTATGAAGGGAAAAATGTACCTCCTTCATTTATGTACGAAATCGACCTTCCTGACGAACAAATTGCCAAGATGCTGGATTTTGATCGCCCTCTAAAAGATCAATCCCCAGAAATACAAGCACTTGCAAAGCAGTACGGATTGACTGATCCAGACCATCTTGGAGGTGATTTGATTGCCGCAATGGGAGCAAAGAGGCCAGAAGGCGCTGAAATGATGCGGCAAGCTGGAATCCCTGGCATAAGACACTTTCAGGGCGGCAGAGAAGATATGCCAACAAACTTTGTTATCTTCCCCGGCAACGAAGATTTGCTTACAATCCTCAGACGCAATGGTGGATTGCTAGATTAACCCGCAGATGTAAGTCTGCACTAACCTTGACCAACCTACGGGAGTCAAACCAAGATGAATAATTTACAGGCCGGAAAATCTGAGAATTTAACCAACCGTGGCAGGGGAAGGCCACCGGGAAGCGTTAATAAGGCCACCAAGACGTTTAGAGAGACAGTGACTAGGCTACTAGAGGATAACGCTGAAAACGTCTCTAAATGGCTAAAACAAGTTGCAGAGGGAGACACAGCAAAAGAGCTGAAGCCTGACCCAAGGGCTGCTCTGACTTTGCTGGCTCAAATGGCTGAATACGCCACACCTAAGCTGAATCGTACTGAGGTTACTGGTGAAGACGGTGGCCCTGTAGATATTCAGGCAATCCAAATCAAACTGGTCAAGCCGAATGAATCTTGAACTGGACTTTCCCGAGAAATTGGGTTTCCTGTTTGAGCCGCACCGATACAAGATTCTTTATGGTGGGCGAGGGTCTGCCAAGTCTTGGTCGGTTGCTCGTGCTTTGATTGCCATTGCAGTCCAGAAGCAAACCCGTATCTTGTGCGCCCGTGAGTTGCAGAACAGTATCTCCGACTCTGTGATTGCTCTATTGGGCGACCAGATCAAGGCTATGGGGCTTGAGTCTTTCTTTGACGTACAGCGCACAGCTATCTACGGAAAGAACGGGTCTGAGTTCAGTTTTGCGGGTCTAAAGCAAAACGTCACCTCAATCAGGTCTTTCGAGGGCGTGGACATTTGCTGGATTGAAGAAGGCCAAGCGGTATCCAAAGTCTCATGGGAGACACTGATTCCAACAATCCGTAAGCCTGATTCTGAGATATGGGTGACGTTTAACCCTGATCTTGACACTGACGAGACTTATAAGCGGTTTGTGGTCAACCCTCCAGCAACCGCCAAGATCGTCAAGATGAACTGGTCGGATAACCCGTGGTTCCCTCAAGTCCTGAAAGACGAGCTGGAAGACCTGAAGGCCAAGAACGTGGATGCTTACCTAAACGTCTGGGAGGGCCACACCCGTCAAATGCTGGATGGTGCTGTGTACGCCAATGAACTGCGTAAGGCTCAGGAAGAGGGCCGCATCCGTGAGTTAATTATTGACAAGAACATCCCTGTTCAAACCTTCTGGGACTTGGGATGGGCAGACATGACCTCGATTTGGTTCGTCCAGGTGATTGCTGGTGGCGAGATCAGGGTGATTGATTTCTACCAAAACTGCCAAAAAACCATCGACCATTACGCTCAGGTTTTGCAGGACAAGGGCTATATCTACAAAGATTGGTGGCTTCCGCACGATGCTGAGAACAAGAATATGACCGGGAAATCGGTTAAGGACATTCTTGAAGGCATGGGCAAACCCATCAGAATCACACCAAAACTGTCGGTTGCTGACGGTATCAATGCGGCTCGAACACTGATGAACAGGTGTTTCATTGACGAGACTCGCTGCGCTGATGGCCTCCAGAACCTGCGTCATTACCGCTATGACGTTGACCCAAACACTAAGATGTTCTCCAATAAGCCATTGCATGACCAGCACTCACACGCTGCCGATGCTTGGCGATATGTTGCCGTAGCACTCGATGAAAACACTGGTTCTTGGGGCAAGTCTATTAACGTAATTCCGAAATGGGTGGTCTAAATGTTCATGATGAGACAAGGCGACTTGGCAAGCGCAAAACGTATTGACGATCTTGAAAAGCGTATTGAAATGCTTGAAAATGTGGTAAAGGCATTACAATCACAGGAACGCCCAAAGGTCGGGCGACCTCCAAAGGTGTCAAATGAACTTAAAAGCGATCCTCCAGGCTGAAATCGACAACTCCATCGGTTTCATTGAGAGCGAAACCGTAGAGCAGCGCAAGCAAGCACTCCAAGCCTACTTGCGCCAACCTTACGGGAACGAGGTCGAAGGCAAATCTTCGATCGTTACTGGTGAGGTAGCAGAAGCCATTGATGGCGCAATGCCAGCATTGATGCGAATCTTTGCAAGTTCTGACGAGGTTGTGGTG